AATAAATTAATGGACTTGAGTATTACTGTGGCTGAAGACATGAAGTATCATCAATTAAAATACTTTAGACCTTTCAATCATCAGTTAGAGTTTTTTAAGACAGGTTACAGCGAACGCAGAGGTATTCTTGCCGCTAATCGTATTGGTAAAACAGTTAGTACTTGTTATGAAACAGCCATGCATTTAACAGGTCAATATCCCGATTGGTGGGAAGGTTATCGCTTTGACAAAGCAATCACTTGCATGGTAGCAGGTGAGGGCTGGAGTCAGGTTGCATTGGTATTACAAAATGAATTGATAGGAACTCAAGATGTCAAAATTACTGAAAATATTGGATCTGGTGCTATACCACGTGATTGTATTGTTACTGATACTATGCGAAATGATGGAGCCAACTGCATTGGCGTTGAGATTAAGCATATCAGCGGTAGTAATAGTTATTTGCTATTTGCCAATTATACGCAAGAAGTCAGACAGTTACAAGGTTTCAAACTTAACCTCGCAGTCTTTGACGAACAACCACCAGATGATTTCTTTAGTGAAATTGTCACACGTACCGCAACAACGCAAGGTAAAGTTCTTTGTTCATTCACGCCATTAAAAGGTCTTAATGGACTAGTTAGTAAATTTTGGAACAAAGAACAAGGTTACGATTTTATTCGTGTTAGTTGGGACGATGTTCCTGAATACGATCCCTGGGGTCAACCATTTTTATTAATGGAAACACGCAAACAATTGGAACGTGATTATTTGCCACATGAACGTGATGCACGTATTGCTGGTAAACCTGTTATGGGTAAAGGTGCTGTGTTTCAAATACGTGATTGGCCCACATACAAAACAGGTGATTATGATTTTGCAAACATGCAAAACATACATCGCATTATTGCATTGGATTTGGGATTGGTCAATGATAAAACTGTTATCAGTTTAATGTATTGGGAACCATATGAAAAGATTGCATTTTTGCATAAACAAATTGTTGTGCAGGGTGTTGAAGAAGCAGTACCAACACAATACATTAATCATTTGTTAAGACCAGAAGTGTTTGGTACACCTATCGTATTACCTGCTGATGCAAGTACAAAAGGTCGTTATACAATGAGTAGCAGTTCAATACGTGAGTTGTTTGAAAGTTATGAATTAAATGTTTATGAAAAGCCAATTATGAATCCACCTGATAGTGAAGGTCGCACTACCAATCACAAAGCATATGGTATCAATCAAATGCGTCAAATGTTAGAAGTTGGTAGTTTGGTAGTTAATGAAAACTGTGTGCAATTTTTAAGCGAAGCAAGAAATTACTTTGTTGATGAGAAAGGTCGTTTTAGCGATCCTGACGATTGCATTGATAGTTGTCGTTATGCATTGCTTGGTTGCTTGAATGGTTTAGCAGAGCCTTGGGACAATCGCACACCACAACAACGAATGATAAGTCATAGAGACAGATATGTTCAAAAAAATTATAACAATAAACCTGCAATAAAGCAAGTTTATAATCCTGGAGGTTAACATGTATTATAGAAGAGGTCCAATATCAACTTATAGAATGTGGGATAAACCCACAATTAAAGCAATACATTTGTGGTATACTGCTATGGAACCAATTATTAAATCTAGCAATTTAGAATGCAATATATTGGGTTCAAGCATATATGATATTAATAGCGCAAGTGATGTTGATATTGCTTATACTGGAAAAGTCAATGATATCAACAACTTAGAATATCTATTAATTATGGGTGTTGATTTGGGTTTTAGATGTAACATATTGGTTGATACAAAATGGATGGATAATAAAATTACTGTTGTTGATAACAAGCCAAACAACACAGAATTTATATTTTTAGACTATTGGGAATATGACAATGGTAATGGTACTAGAAACATTCGTGAGTATAAAAAAGACAATCATTTCAAAACAGAAGGCCCCAACACAGTACGTGGTAACTTTATACATTCAAAACTAAAGCAAAAACAACTAGATTGTATAAAACAGCATGGGCAATTGCCTATCATGACAATCGAAGAATTTCTAAATATTAATAAAGACTAAATACAGTATACTTAAGGTAAACCCCCAACCATGTTAGACATTAAAAACATAGCGATGAGTGATATCAATCAAAATCGCAAAATGAATCATAACTTTGTTAAAATGAAAAACTTGCTAGACATAAAAATGGCAAGTTATTTACGATATTTAGGAACAAAAAATGCTGTTAATCGTGCTAGTGATTATCACTATTTGTGCCTCGCAGTTACAGATAGTACTGCTCCAGTTAATGGCATCGACTACATACATCCATCAGTTAAGCCTGTTGTTGACTATGCAACTGCTGTTATTGTTAAGGGACTAATACCCAATGGCGAAGTAAATTTTGACTTTGTACCCGATAACGAAGATGACGAAGTAGCCGCAAGACAAGCAACAAACATGGTTAGTCATGTTATCAATGAAATGAATGACCCACACTTTGTGTTAGAACGTTGGGTAATGGATGCAAACATGCACAAGAATGGCATGATGATGATTAAGCCCATTCGTGAACCAATGGTACGTTATGTAGAAACACAAGGTACATTAGACCAATTACGTGCATTTGAACAACAAGCCGCTGATAGTGGATTAACTGCGTTTCGTCAAAACAAAAGAAAAGTAACAGTTGACATGCAAAAAACAATGGCTGAAGTACAGCAATTGTTAGGTCAAGAACAACAAAGTCATATACAAGATATGCTTGATACGCATATGAATACATTGACCAATAGTGAAGAAGAACCAGACTTAGAGTCAATGAATCAAGACCAAGAAGATTTGCATAATATACATTTAGACAATCAAGAACAAATTATAAATGATGCAATTAATCGCAATACCATTTATAGTGCAAAGTATAAATTAACAGGATGGAATATCAATATCAAGTTTCATTCTATAGCACAACACTATTGGATTTGTGACCCTACAGTACCAGAAATGCGTGACCAACCATTCTGTGGTTTCTATGATCCAATGACCATTCAAGAAGCAAAAGAATTATATCCAGACATTATATTAGATGTGTTTGAAGAACATGCCGAGTATAACATGAATGGTGCATATCAAGCAGGTAGCGTATTAAACAACTTGGCAATTCATGCACGTGATAGCGTACCTGTTATGGGTATTCCTGTTAGTTCAGCAAGTAGTCAAGAACCAGATGCACGTATTGTTAGTATTGTTACAGTATGGAACAGATATGACATTGATGGCGATGGTGAATTAGAACTAATTGAAATTGTTTATAGTGGTAGTTATATCATTAGCGCAAAAGAAGTTGAATTTATTCCAGTAGCAAATTTATGTCCTAAACCATTACCAGGTAACTTCTATGGTATGAGTATTGCTGAAAGTGTTATTCCAATGCAAGAATACAACACAGCGGCAGCACGTGCTGAAATACAATTGGGATTATTAACTGCTACACCACGTATTGGTGTTAAACCAGACAGACTTGACTTTGAAATGTTACAAGATGGCGAAAGTGCTATCTTTATATTAGATAGCAAGTTTGATCCAACAAAAGACATTTATCAATTGCCTCCCCCAAGTGGTAACTTAGACTTTTTAGAAGTTGCTATGAATCGCATACAACAAGATACAATGGCAATGGTTGGTATGACAACACCACAAGATGTGTTTAATCCAGAAGTCATGGCACCAGGCAATAGCGGTGTCAAGTTGCAACTTGCATTAACACCAAATCAAATTGTACAAGACAATACTGTACGTAATAGTGCTGAAGGATTACGTGAAGCATTATGGTTGGTATGGCGTACATTGATACAATATGGTGATGATTATGGCGTTAAGAAATTAGCACAAAAGTTTCACCCTGATAAATTACCTGTGTTTTTAGATTACAAAGCATGGGACGATATGAACTTCTGTGATAGAAAGCAATTGCATTTGGAATTAGCATTGGGTATGATGAGTCAAGAAAATGCGTTAGGTAGATTACAAATCATTCAAAAATGTCAAAGTGATTTATATCAAACTGTGTCAGGTATGGTTAGTGCAGGTACATTAACTCCAGACATGTATCATAAAGTTAAAAAACCATTTGCTGATACACTATATGTTTTAGGTATTAAAGATGCTGATGTTTATTTGCCAAGTGATGATGAAGTCAAGCAAATGATACAACAAGGTCAACAAGCGGCTAAAACAAAGACACCTACTCCAGAGGATCAACGCAATTTAAGTACTGCGGCATTGAATCAAGCAAAAGCACAACAGGTACAAGCAGAAACTGTTGGTAACAATGCAAAAAGTCAATTAGAGTATATGGCAATGGCACAAGGAAATCCAAAAGTTTATTAATATGATTTAAGTATAAATAGATTATACACAATGGAATTGTAATGATAAACGAAGATAGTATTGAATTCTTTAATAATAGATTAACTGTAAACGCTAGTAACATTAATAAACTTACTCCAGCACAAAGTGATAGAGTAAGACATTATGGAAGCCAAGCAGAAGCATTGCTAAAAAATAAAGATTTAGCAATGTTTGTTCACCATTATAAGTTTGAAGTATTAGACAACTTATCAAGTATAAGAGGTCATACTCCGGAAGATAACATGCAACGAGTTGCGTTTTCAAACGAACTCGCTGGAATAGAAAGTTTCATTACTTCTCTGAAAAGAGCAGTATATTTGAAAGATAAACTTGGTAACACTAACGTGCCCGAGTAATAGAAAAGGAAAAATTTAATGACAACAGAAATCAGCCCTAATACTCCTGTGAGTACGGCCACTGAATCAAGCGCAGTACCTAGTTTAGAGAGCATAGCACAGAAAATGACCGCAATGCGTCAACAGACCGAGCGTAATCAACTACGTGCTACTGAACAGACTGCAACAGGACAAGATGTGACGGCAGAATCATCAAGCCCTGTGGCCCCAAGCGATAATGCTGAAGCCGAAGTTGCTGATACCAGTGACGAAATATTTGAAGATGCCAATCAAGAAATTCAAGCCCCTGAACAACAAGAACAGGTAAGCGACAATAGTAATGATAGTACTAGCGAAGAATTGATTGACTTTATTGAATTTGCAGAAACTAATCCAAACGCTAAGTTTAAGTTTATGCGAAATGGTAAAGAAATTGTTATTGATGCTAAGAAGGCAAGCGCAATATTGGGTCAAGGTGCCGCAATAAGCGAAGATGCAAGACAGTTAAAAATTGAACGTGCTGAGTTTGATGAGTACCTTAGGGGAAAACAACAAGAGCAAGAAGGTTTAACACTTGCGATGGAATTTACGATTGAGCCAAAGTTACAAAAGGCATATGATGAAATTGTTAGAACACAAGGTTATCAGACAACTTTTCAACAACAATTGGCACAAACAAGAGATCCAGCGCAAATTGCTAGAATTCAAGCGAGTATGCAACAAAATGAAACATACATACGCCAACAGCAGAATGTTATAGGTCAACTAAAACCTGCTGTGGATCAATTCAAGCAAGTACGTGCCCAACAAGTTAGTGAAAGATTAACACAGGCTCGTAAATCATTTCAAGACAGAGAGTTGAAAAACGAATATGTCTACAATGAAATACGTGATAAGGTAACTAAATTATGGCCAATGGCTCTTAATGAAACTATACCTGGTGTAAAAAACATTGACTTGATAAGTAGCGATGAAAGTTTGCTTTCATTGGTACGTGATGGATTACGTTATAGAGATAAACCAACTACTAAAACTGCAGGTTCAAGTATGGCTGCTCTTACACAAAGACGAGGATCATCGACCAATACTCAAAGAGGTAGTGGTGAGGATTTAAGTAAACTTCGTGAACAAGCCAAGAGCGGTGATAAAAAAGCCGCAGACAACTTATTGATTCAACGACTTACACAAATTCGTGGATCAAGAGGTGGTAGATAAAATATAGCCTATAACAACATTCAAGGAGAATAAAAATGGCAGAAATTACAACCAGTCAAATTGGTAACGGTACTACAGCATATGGTTCAGATATCGTTGTCAAAGACTTAGACTTAGACGTTTCAAATCGTGTTAAAGACGATACGCCTGTATTAAACATGGCAATGGCAAAAAAGCGTAAAGTTAATTCAACTTTACCATTATGGACAGACGACATTTATCGTCTACCACAAGTTCAAGCGCAAGTTGAAGGTGCACCTGTTAACACAAGTCAAGCCGAAAACAATCAGCGTTTTAACTTAGGTAACTATACACAAATTTTCAGTACAGTTATCGCGGCTTCAGGTACTGCACGTGCTGTTATGCAATCAGGTGGTGATCCACAAGCATATCAAGAAGTTAAGCAGTTAATCGAATTGATGTTTGACGTTGAGCAACAATTAGTTCGTAACGACCAAATTGGTACTAAGTATGCAGGACAAACAGGTTCAGCAAGTGGTTTACCAAGTGGTCAAACTGGCCGTCGTATGGGTTCATTGAGTTCTTTTGCTGGTACACAATCATTTAACACAAATGACAATAGTGCTGACGAAATCAACACATGGACAAACAACGAGAGTTCAGATACAGCAAGTGAAGTAACAGGTGCATTGCAAATCTCTGCAAATGGTTCACAATTCTACACAAGTAGTTATTTCGTAAACCAAGTATTCAGCCCAGTATTGTACAAGCAATTGGTAACTACTGCTGAAGAACGTTACAATGCAAAGATTCGTAGCATGGTTGCTCCAACATCATTGCGTACAATTATCTCTGATAACATCGTAAGTTCAAACACTTCAGTTAACCGTCGTAACGTTGAGCGTGGTGACACGATTCAAACATACGAAGGTGACTTCAATTACACATACGAAGTATATGATTCATGGATTATGGATCAATCAGGTATGAGCAATAGTGTTTACTTCTTGAACGAAGATGTATTGCAATGGGGTTCATTACGTGACTTAGGACCTAACAATGAAGTGTTCAGTAATGCTGATGCATCACTAGACCAGTTCATCATGGAAGGTACATTGATTGTACGTAACCCAGCAGGTGTTGGTTTGTTAAATCAAATCACAAACACTGGTTCATTGATTACATCACCACGTGGTTCTTCATTAGTACAACGTGTAAATCAAGGCGCTGGAAGCACATATTAATCTTATTGATTAGTAACATAAAAGGCTCTACGGAGCCTTTTTTTCTATAGAATGGAGAATAAAATGAAAATAGAAATTATTGAAGAAAACATCAGAGATATCGGTGATGAAGTTGCAAATTTAGGTTTACAGTTGTTAAGACAACGTGAACAAACAGCAGAACTAATTATTTACTTAAAAGAAATTAGTGAATCATTGAGTAAAATCGAACAAAAGATACCTAAACTCAATTAAATTTAAGACTCATTCGTGAGTCTTTTCTTTTGACTAAATACTTATTATGAATGATATTAACAAACCCGAATACTTAGATGACAATGACCCTGAAAAGAATCATAACTATTGGAGACAAGACAATGGTGGAATGGTTACTAATCATAATGGTGTTGCAGATAAGTTGTTAAAAAACAACAAATTATACAACTCATTAAAGGGTGACTGGACTAGAACAGATTACAATAAAAGCAAGAATATTAAAGTTACCACTGGTAGAGAAGATGGTAAGTTTTATATTAAAAGAGAGCAGTCTAACGCTGATGCTGTTGCAGAATATTGCAAAGCATATCGTGCGGCAGCAGAAGCAGGTGTACCTGATCCATTAGCACCATTAATGCCTGATGGTAAATTGGGTTATAAATGGATGGATTTACCTGATGTTGTTGCTATTCGTATCAGCGATGAATATTTTGGTGGCATGCCCTGGCAAGCACTTAAACATGATAGAACATTAAAAGCACAATTTTATCGTGTTGTACAGCAAGAGTATCCACAGTATGTTTGTTACCCAGGTGGCAAATTACCAATTCCAATCGATGTACCTTACCCAACAAAAGTAGGTCAACAAAGATTTTTTAGAGGACATTAATAATGTTTCAAATACCAACAGCAGATAGTTTAATTAGTTTTATTCAAGATTTCACAGGCAGTACCAATGTAAGTGAAATCAAAGAATGTATTTTTATGGCTGAACTATCAATGCGTAATATTGAATTACCAGCATTACGTTGTAATCCTTATGATGCGGCAAATATTGGAGTAGCAGACGTTAACGGACGTATACCTATTCCAGGTGATATGAACAAACCTATATTGTTTTTCAAACAAGGCGCACAATATGTTACTCAAGCAGTTTGTACAGGTACTAGTGGGACAAACAAGATTACACTACAGAGTCAACCCCCACAAAGTTTACAACCTGGCATGAGTGTCACCGGTACTGGTATTGGTCCTGCTTGTACTATCAATAGCGTTGCTGGATCTAGTATTGGATCAGTTATTACGCTTAATGTAAACAACAGTGGTACTGTTAATGGTACAATTACTTTTGCAACTCAACCAACTAACAGCAGTCAAACAGGGCCCTGGATTGTTTATGACCGTATTGGTGACAGAGATATTATTACACAAGGTTTAGTTGCACAATTGTATTTGCAACCAGTTAACGTACCTGCTGTTATCCGTGGTAAGTTTAGTGAAGTTGGTCAAGAATATCAATTTTTACCTTATGTTGCTCAAGGTGACTTGATTAACATGTATTACTATAAAGCATGGCCTTTATTGTTTGCACCAATTGATGACACATTGGTAAGCGTAACAGGCAATGTAACAACTGTAACAGGCACAGGTCCTTGGACTATGACTGTAACAATTACTGATACAAGTCAATTGGCAGTTGGTGACCAAATGATTGCAATCAATGGTACAGGTAGTTTTGGTACTGGCACAGCAATTATTTCAAGTATCACAAATGCAACTACGTTTGTTTGTACTGTAACAGGTGGTTCAACACCAACAACAGGTACAGTAACAGGTGTAACCATTACCAATCAAACAGTACAAAGCAATGCCGTATTGCAAACATGGCCTGAAGGTTATGTTTATTCAACACTACGTGAATACTATATCAAACGTCATAACATGGACGATGCGTCAATGTATCAACAAAAATATCAAGATGCATGGAATATTGTTGAAGACCAAAACAATCTTGGTAAATGGAGTGGTGGACATACACGATTAACAAGCGTATGGCAACCAAGACAATATAGACAATATAACATAAAATAATATGGCAAACGTAATCAGTTCAAACAATTTAACTTCACTATATGGTACAGGCACAGCCAATGTTGTTATTACAGCACCTAATGTTCCTAATGTACCTAATACCATACAAAGTAAAAACTTAACAACATTGTACAGCAGTGGTGGCAATCCAGTTGCCGCTGTAGGCAGTTATGGTAACAGCAATGTTGCAAGTTTCTTAAATGTTGGTACTGATGGAGCCAACACAATTAACAACATTGTTGCAACAGGCAATGTTACAGCAAATTATTATTTTGGTAATGGCTACTATTTAACTGGTGTTGGTAATGCTTCAAATGCAACAACAGCAAATTATGCATACTACGCAGGTAATGTTACCATTAATGCACAACCAAATATCACAAGTTTAGGTACATTAACACAACTAAAAGTTAATGGAATTAGTAATTTAGGTAATATAGGTAATGTACATATTACTGGTGGCAATGCCAATTATGCATTGATTACAGATGGTAATGGCAACTTAAGTTGGGGACAAGTAGCAAATGCAAGTAATGCCGCAAATGCAAACTATGCTAATTTTGCTGGTAATGCATTTAGTGTAAATGTAGCAAACGTAGTTGGGATAGGTAATATTGCTGTATTAAATTTAGATGGTAATAGCGGTAACATACTTTATGGTAATGGTGTGTTTAGTGCTGTACCAAATACTGCTTATTCAAACAACAGTAATTATGCAAATTACGCAGGTAATTTAATTCATGGATTTAGTAATGTAACTATACCAGTTGCCAATGGCAATATTTATATTAATGCTAACAATGGCACAGACCAACAATGGATATTTGGTAATGATAGCAATTTAACAACACCAGGTAACATTGGTATGGGTGGCGGTGTTATTCGTGACTTAAACAATAGTGGTTTAGAATTAAGTTCAAGTAATCGTGTAACAATGAATCATGATGATGTTGACCAAGTAACTGCAAGTAGTAGTGGTGTTGATTTAATTACCAGAGAAGGTAATGTAACACTACAAACTTATTACAATCGTTATATTTGGAATTTTGATAATACAGGTAACACACAATTTCCTGCAAACTCAATTGGTAATTTAGGTTATGTTGTCAATGCCAATTATTTTGTTGGTGATGGTAGCAACTTAAGCAATATCACAGCAGGTAATATCAGTGGTACAGTTGCCAATGCAAATTATAGTGCATATGCAAATCAAGCCAATACTGCTAACTTAGCGACATTCGCAACTACAGCCAACTCGGTAGCAGGTGCTAACGTAAGTGGCGTAGTTGCTAATGCCAATTATGCGGCATATGCAGGTAATGTTACAAATACTGTTGCTAATGCAAACTTTGCCGCTTATGCAGGTAACGTAACTGTTAATGCACAAGGTAACATTACAACAGTTGGTAATTTATTAAACTTAAACATTATCAATGCAACAAGTAATAGCACACAGTTCTTGTTTACACCAAATGGAACAAACGTAGGCTTAGCGGGACAAAACACATCAAGTTTTGTTATCAATCAGTTTAACACACAACCTGGACTAAGCAATCAAGTATTAAACATGACATTTACTGCGGCTCGCGGTAATGCAACCAATCCATCAAATGTAGCAAACTCAGATTATATTGGTCGCATGGGTTGGAACACATGGAATACAAATACATATGTGCGTAATGCATTGATAACTGTATTGGCACCACAAGGTGGTAATACAACGCAACAAGCAAATAATGTTGCTTGGGCTAGTGGTAGTTTCTTTATTAACACAGGACATCCATTTGGTAACATAACAAGCAATACAGCATTATCATCACAAAACTTAATGGGGTGGAATCAATATGGTACATTAAGTTTAAGTCCAGGTACATACAGTCAAGGTAATGGTACAACAGGTACTGCAATATCAATTACCAGTTATGGTGCAAATACTGATGGTGCTGGTCAAAGTGGACGTATAACAATACTTAGACAAAGAGGTAATCGTGATGGTAGTGTTGCTGTTGCTAATACTGATGGTGTAGGTGCAATAACATTTAGTGCATATAATGGTAATGGATCACCTGGACCAACAGGTATCTATGCAAACGTTAATACTGTGTCAGGTAGTATTGCAAATGGCGTAGTTGTACCAATTGATTTACAAATTGTAACAGGTAACACAGCAAGTAATACATGGACAACAACACACTCAGCAAATGGTAATGTATCGTTCCCTAGTGGTAGAGCAGTTATAGGTGGTTATTTTTATGGTGATGGTAGTAATTTAAGTAACATAACAGGCGGTAATGTTACAGGTCAAGTTGGTAATGCATTAGTTGCAGGTACTGTATATACAAATGCTCAACCAAACATTACTAGTGTTGGTACATTAACAAGTTTAGGTGTTAGTGGTAATATTACCGCAGCCAATATTACAGCAAATACAGGTATATTTACTGGTGATGGTGGAGGTTTAAGTAACATCAATGGTGCAAATATTACCAATATAGTAGCAAATGCAAACTTTGCCGCATATGCAGGTAATGTAACTATTGCAAGTCAAGGTAATATTACAACTGTTGGTAATTTGTTAACATTAAATGTTATCAATGCAACAAGCAACAGCACACAATTTTTGTTTAGTCCAAATGGAACTAACGTAGGTGTCGCAGGTCAAAACACAGCAAGTTTTATTATCAATCAATTTACCACACAAGGTGGTGTTGGTAATCAAGTACTAAACATGCAATTTAATGCGGCACGTGGTAACATAACCAATCCAGCAAACGTTGCAAACTCAGATTATATTGGTAGTATGAGTTGGAACTCATACAATGGTAACACATATGTAAGAAATGCACGTATTACTGTACTTGCACCACAAGGCGGTGATTCATCATTATCAAATGCAAACGTTGCATGGAGTGCAGGTAGTTTCTTTATCAACACAGGTAACCCATTTGGTAATGTAACAAGTAACACAGCAAGTAGTTCACAAAACATATTGCAATTTAATAGATATGGTTCATTATTAATACAACCAGGTGCACCAGGGCCAAACGCGGCTGCACAAACTTCATTAACATTACAAGGTTATGGTAGTAATACTGATGGCGCTGGTGGAATTACCAATCGTATATTATTTCAACGCAGTAGAGGTAATCGTGATGGTGCTACTGCTATTGCAAATACTGATGGTGTGGGTGCATTATCATTTGCTGGATACAATGGTAGCAGTTATAATGGTGGTATAACATTAAATGCAATTGCAAATACAAATGGTAATAGTGTAACTAGTGGTGTTCCTGTACCATTAGATTTAGTTTTAACTACACAAAGTAGCAATTCTAATACTTACACAACAACATTCTTTGCAACAGGTAATGTTACGTTTCCAGTAATAGGTAATGTAACCGCAAATAATTTTGTAGGTAATGGTACTGGATTATCAAATCTTAATGTTCCAACGTTGGCTAATACAGCAACAGGTGGTAGATTAACATTAAACACAACGGGTGCAGGTGCACCGCAACTTACTATTAATGGCGATGCAACATCTAATAGTGCATTAAATGTATATGATGCACAAAGTGCATATATCATGGATGGTGTTAGCCCATTAACAGGATTTAGTCCTTTTAGATTTAGTGTATATAACAATACATATAGTCAAACATTACCATTGCGTCTTTTTAGAGCAAGAGGTACAAGCCCAAGTCCATTACCTGTACAAACAAATGACCAAGTTGTAGACTTAAACTTTGCTGTATATGCAGATAGTGGTAACACATACTATAACGTTGGTGATTTAACATACACAGTATCAAGTAATGATGGTGCAGGTAATGTAACTGTTAATGCCAGATTGCAAGGACAACAAGGTTTTGGTATAGGAAGTAATTTAACATTAGGTTTCTCAAATGTAACAGCAGATGGTAATTTGTATGCAGGAAACAATTTAGGTGCTATTAATAATATTACAGGTAATACATTAAATATTACAAGTCTTGCTACATTTGCTAATGCAAATGTTACAATTGCAAACATAACAACAGCAAACATAACAACAGCAAACATAACAACAGCAAACATTGCAACAGAAGTTGTTACAGGTAATGCCAACGTTGCAAATTTACAACTAAATCGTTTTCAAGAAACTGTTTATAATTATGGTAATGCAAGTGGTACAATTACTCCTGACTTTAACAATGGTTCAATACAACAATTATTATTGACTGGTAATATTACATTGAACAGTTTAGGTAATGCACTTGCAGGTCGTTCAATGACATTGATATTAACACAAGACAGTACTGCAGGTAGAACATTAACAAGCAGTTGGTTATATGCCAGCGGTACAAAAACATTAAGTGTTAGCGCAGGGTCAGTTGATATTATTAGTGTGTTCTATGATGGTACAACTTACTATGCTAGTTTAACAACAGGATATGCATAATGTTTTCTGCAATAGAAGGATTTAGAGTACCCACTCCCCCAATCACTGGTAGTTTTTTTGCCACATATGGTAACTTAAATGATAGTTTAGAATTCAATAGTGTTGTAACAAATAGTAGTGGTAGCAATGTTTATTTTGGTGGAGAAGTTAGTACCAATACAGCAGGATACATTAATAACTTTAGACAAAATAGCAATGGTTTTATTACAATACAACAGTCAATTAGCAATACCAGCAATGCAAATTATCCTGTTTATTTTGGTGCTATAACAATAGACAGTAATGAAAATTTATATGTGTGTGGTAGTTATGCAACTTTTTATGGGCCTGTAGTAA